ACCGTGGGAAGTACATTTCGATCCAAGCGCCAAACGGGTCGCTGATGTTGGCTGGTCATTCGAGAGATTCGTTCTACATTATGACGATTTCAGGGGCAGGATTGAAAGCGGCGTCTACGATAGACCAAAGAAGGCTATTCCGGCAGATACCTACCCTAGTTCAATCATTGATACTAGGATGCCTCTCGAGCAAGAAGTTGAGCTTAGGGAGAAGGGACTAAAAGAGTATGTTTCTCTTATAGAGTTTTGGGACTTTAGAAAGAAAAAGCTATACCACCTGCATCCAGATACGGCTCAGCTTCTCATGGAAGCAGACATGCCTTATGAGCGACCATACGATGCGCTCATCTTCCATCCTGGTGTTGGTCGTATTCGTGGCATCTCTGATGTAAGTTTGATTGCTCCAATCCAGAGGGACATCAATGAGCTTGTTTCTGCTCGTCGTGAGATTGTGGCCCGTCTTCCCCGTCGTATGCTGGTAGACCGCAAGCTATTCAGGTCTGACGAAGAGTTTGAACGGTGGAAGAACGCAAGATCTTGGGAGCCCGTGCTTGTTGAGGGCCCGCCAGACGGAACCATTGATCAGCATGTGTGGGTCTCACCAGAGATGCCGACTACATTTGATTTTAATACGCATCTAAACCAGGGCATCGAGTCTATTCGTTGGTTGCCTGGAATGGCTGACTATCAGCATGGTCAAGTAAAGAACATTCGTACCGCAGCAGAAGCGAATATGATTCGTGGCGCCATTGAAGGTCGCCTAAACATTAGGGCAAGGAAGGTTGTTCGCGTTGTGACAAGCATGTTCCGAAAAGCATTGGCTACAACTAAGTGGGCGTTAAGAAATCCAGAAGCTTCTGGAATCAATGTCGAAGCAATCGCGTCGATTACCCAGGCGGAACCAAATAGTTTAATGCTTCAGAAGGACCTGCTTGAGGTGTCTCCTTCGTTCAGACTTCTTCCATTCTCTCCACTTATGGAAGACAAGATCGCACGAAGGGACTCTCTTACAAACCTCCTTGCCCCACTTTCGAGCCCATCTCCACTTGGAGAAGCCATGAACCAAAGAGAGCTTGCAAAAGAAATTGTAGATGCTTTTGGGTTCAGACCATCCTTGGTAAAGACAGAAGAAGAGGCTGTTCAAGAACAGGCGGCAGCACAACAAGAAGAGTTATCGCCTGGGGCTGCGGGTCCAGGGCAGGTAGGGCTTCCACTTCCACCCAATATCGGACTTCCTCCTGGGGTTATCCCGGAAGGTTGACAAACGTTAAACTGTAAACTTGGATGAACGATGCCTAAGCTCATTAGACTAGCAGAGAAAGCCCTAGACGGTGATGAAGACGCCATGGATGAGTTGGAGCTTATGGCTCCTAAGGGCGTCTTAGACGATATGACCGTCGAGGAGTTCGCAGAAAAGATGGTGAACGACGAAGAGTTTGCAGATGAAATCTATTCTGCGCAGGGCACCAAGTACGGTGGAGAGATGCCACCGGAAAAGCATAATTCTGGTGGCGATACGATCACGGTGGGCAAAGTAGATATGTCTACTATGGATGTCAGTACACTAAGAACGCTTGAAGAAGCTGGCCTTATTGAAATCAGCAAAGATTTGAATAGGGCTATTAGTGGAGAAAATACGGATGAGAACCCAGGAAACAATCCTGGCAATGAGAATGAAAACTACTAGCGGATTGCTTCATGCCAATCTTTGATTATGTTTGCTCTGGATGTGGTTCTTCAAAGGAGCACTTGTACCTTGGATCTGAATCTATACCGGACAGTATTGCTTGTAGCTGTGGTAGCAGTTCCACTCGCAGTGGTGTTTATAGCTTCAATCCTGTCGGCCCTATTTGGTCTGGCCTTGAAGACTATTCAAAGGCTATCTATGGCACTTCTGGGATGATGCGCGGACAAGAAGTAAGAACATACAAAGATATTAAGAAGTTTGAAGAAGAGAATAGTTTTGTAAGAACAGACCCAAACTCCGTAAAGTATCGTTCATCTGTTGATGATATGAAGCAGGAAGCGCTTGAACTTGACCGTGTTGCAGAACAAGATGGTCGTGAAGCCGTAGCAGATCATATCTACAAACAAGAGATGAAAGACGCTACCGGTTGGACGAATACACAATATAATCGCTGGAAGGAGATTTCAGATGCCTGTGACCCCACCGATGCCCAACTTGCCGGGGGCACCAACTGCGGGAACACTCCAGATCCCGTCTGACGAAGAGCTTCAAAACATGCCTCTGGAGGAACTAGAAAAGCTAGTTCTTCAGGCAACAGATGATGTGAATCTTGCTCTTCAACAACAGGGTGTTGATCTTGGAATCGGTACCGGTGCGCCAATGGGTGCCGGGGCGCCGCCCGCACAGGGCGCAGAACTTAGTTTAGTTACCCCAGAGTTGATACAAAAGGCTTCGGATGCGCTAATGGCTGCCGGAATCCTTCCTGGTCCTGTAGCAGAAATGTCCCCAGAGTTTATGGAACTGCTTGTTCTTTTGGCAGATGCGATAAGTCCTGGTGTTTATAATCTACAAAACGAAGATGATTTAGTGGAGTTTTTAAATGGAATCGCAACAGGAATCATTGCCCTCCCAGCAATCCCAGGAGCCCCAGGAGCAGGAGGAGCAGTCCAAGGCGGACCTCCAGCAGAAGCTGTTGGAGGGCCTCCAGTCGCAGCACCAGGAGGAGTCCCCGGAACAACCCCAGCAGCAGGACCAGGAATCATCCCCGGAACTTAGCGAGCTTGCGCCGGAAACGGTTGAAACAACAGAGCAGATTGAGTCTTCGAGTGGCGACTCAAGTATTGTTCCTGAAGCTGAGCAGCCTGCTTCTGATCAAGGACAGGAGGCACAAGAAGAACAAAAAATAGAGTTCTCATCGTTTGATGATGTATCTATTGATTCCATTCCAGAAGAATCGCGCCCCTATGTGCAGCCTATTCTTGATCTTGCATCCAACTATGTTTCAGAGCTTCAAGAAGAAAAGAATAGATTTGAATCTGCAAGAAGTGAGTTCCATGAACTCATGGATTCCATTCGATCTTCAGAGGATATCAAACCTCTAGTTTCTAAGTTAGAAACACAGCAAGTTACTATTGACGAGATGACTAAAGACGTCGTGTCTGCGTCATGGCGAGCATTTAATGCTGCCCATCCTGAGATTGATAACCTTCCACAAAATGCAAGAGATGAGTTCGCTGGGCAACTCGAGCATATTTATGAAAGGTTTCAGGGCGAAACACTTGTAGATAGAATGGAAGACGCATATAAGTATTCCTTGTATCGTGCAGGTATTAAATTGGATTCACTTTCTGCTGCTACCATTCCAGAGCCAAAGCTGGAGCAAAAGCAACCTAATCCCGTAGCGACCAAGCAAGCGGTAGTAGCAGATGGACATGTTGCTCATGGTCAGCCTGTACGCAGCGTTGACGAGATGGAATGGGGTGAAGTGCTTGGTCGTTACGATTACCTTCTTGAATAGTTAGCTGGAGATGCCGACATGGCTTTGCTAGAATACGCAACACGAACCGTCCCTGACGTTGTAAAGAAAAGCGTTCTCTCTTTTTATAATAGAGATCCTCTTCTTTCTCGCCTTCAATCGCGTAACCAGGTGAAGCGCTCTGGAGGCACCAACGTTCGCGTTGTTCGCGTCAAGAGCGGTCACTCGGATGTGACGCAGATTGATGCATCCAACATCAGCGTCCCGCTGAACAAGAAGGAGACACTATCCTCCATGTCGGGAGATTGGGCCAAGTACATTAAGCCCATCATCCTTCCGCACATTGATCGGGATCGTCAGTCCAACAAGGAAGACGTAAAGCGCTTCATTCAGGACATGACGAATGCTGCGATGCAGAGCTTGAAGAACGATGTAGTTCGCCAGCTTTATATTGGAAACATCACCACTCTAAGTGGTCTTGGTACCCTGAATGGAAACACAACGGGTCTTTCCTCTACTGGTTTTGAGAATGGTGCCCTTCGGTTCCAGACTCCAGCCGATCAAGCTTCCGCCACTATCGCCTATCTTGGTGAGACTCGTGTGAACGATACCACTGACTTTGTGGACAACTGGTTTAACCAGTACGCCGTACACACTGGTTTTGGTACTGACTTCATGCAGACGGCAGAAGAGATCAAGATCACTGCTGATACTTATGCAGAGGATGAAGAGGGCATCTCCCTTGGCGTCGTGTCCATCTCGGACCACGTTGCATTGGGTGAGGAGCTTCGTGCCTACCCCGGTGGAGCAACTGCTGGAGCCATTGTTTACACTGTGGATGACTTGGAGAAGGGTCGAGCCCATCCGACTGTCCATGTAGCCAATGGTGTTCAATACTTTGCAAACCGTTGGATGACGGATGCTGCCATTGATTCTGGTGGAACATTCCAGAACCATGCGTACTTCCTGAACCCGAATGCTATCGAGTATTGGGTGAATGCAAACAACGACTTCCGCGTTACGAAGTTCTCTGATCACTTGGAGACATCGAACACAGATGCGGACATTGCATACATCCTTCTCGAGATTCAGTTCGCTGTTCCCAACCTCATGGCTAACGGCTGTACGTCTGACACCGTATAAGTAGGAGTATTGAAATGCCCATTGATTCCCGAGTTTATCTAGACTCCCCAACCCAAACGAGCACCGAGGCCCCAGGAAAAGTTGGGGAGGTTCGGTCATATCTTGACCCCACTTATGGGTTCCAGATGTACCGGCTGGTGAAGGCTGGTGCTGCGATTGCCGCCAATCGAGTAGTTGAATGGCAAGCTGGCATTACTGGCGCAGCGATTGAGGTAGATTCCAACTTTGTTCCTTCTGTCCAGGTTGCTGG